CATTGAATCATTTCGCTGTGATCTTCAAAACATTCGTCGCTGCGGATTTCCGCAATAGGACGAAACTTTGCTTTCTCTGCATCGTCGGCACCTTTAACTTTTGGCAAAGGGCCGTCTGGTAACACAATCTTAAAGCAGTGTGTAATAATACGACCACGAGGACTGCGGTCAACTGCATCAAATACTCTACGATCTACAATATTACCGCGTAATACGGGTGCAGGAACTTTAATACCAGTTTCCTCGCGTAGTTCGCGTAGCATAGCATCTTCAACGCTACGATCGGTGGTTGCATTCAGATAACCGCCCGGCAATGCCCACAGACCTTTACCCGGTTCGCTTCGACGTTTAATCATTAATACATGCCCGCTTTGTATAACAAGTGCATCTGCGGTGACAAATGTAGGAGGATATTTCAGTCCTGCATATTGTTGTTTGTATTCTGTAACAAATTCGCGTTCTTTAATAATCTGCTCATGCGCCATTGTATTAGCAAAATCATTAAGAAAATAGTAAGTAGTTGGGGGTACAACACCACGTATAAAATTCATATTGATATCACGTTTGAAATATAGATCGCGAATATCGGTAGCATCGAGTGGCTCAAGTAGTTCGATTTCTTCAAACTCCCATTGAGGGAACATATCCAAGTAGAATGAGCTAGGATCTTTCTTATGACCAATAATACCGACTTTATCGCCAGGTTTGGTATGTTTTGCTACTAATGATTGAACTCGTGCTGCCCATACCTGATCATTATATAAACTGTCGGGGTTGGGCTCAGTGTGAAACACAAGAGGACCTGCCATACCACGAGTAGCTTCATAAATCATTTTCTTACGTTCTTCGAACGTAAACGGGTTTTTGTAGGTGCGCGGTTGATGTGCTGATCCTACAACAAACACAACTTGGTCAGCAAGTACAGTAGCACGTTGGACTAAGAGTAGGTGAGCATTATGGAATGGCTGAAAGCGCCCAATGAGGACAAGAGTGTCGTATTTTTTATTTGTCATACATAAATCCTATGTAAAGTTGATGCAACTGAGTCTATCTCTATTGCGTAGTTATTTAGCATTTAGATTATTATAAACGCTAAAATAAGGTTTAGCGACGTTTAAGTATATCCACAATACGCTGTGCTTCTTGATCTTTATGTAGATTATATTTTCTCCACTGATTACAAAGGCCTGCATATGCTATAATGACTAGTCCAGCCAATAAAAATGCTATAACACCTATTACAACGGAACCGATTAACTTAAATCCGTAAAATAAGCAACAAATTGTAGAAATAACGCCCACAACAAACATTGCTATAAGTGCTTTCTCGTCTTGTTGAAATCTATTCCATTGCCATTTAATAAATTTAAAAATTTCCATTATAGATCCTTATCTTTATCGTTTTTGCTAACAATGTCAAGAAATGCTTCCTCTTCTTCGGGTGTCCATTCAAGAATATTGTCGTAATCCTCCTCGAGGTCCGGAATATCTTGATTTGCATTTTTTGGAATATTTTCATTAGTCATTTTTACAATCCTTTATATCAATCATTGATAGTTGAATTTTTGTAACATCGCCTATTACTTCTGATAACTTTTTATCGGACACCTGGGTAGCATAATAGGTTGTTTGCCCTTCAAAAAATGTTACTTTATTTCCGCTTAGTTTAACAAAAGTTGCTACTGGTCTGCAAGTGGTATAAAGTACAATATCTTCGTTTTCTAAACTTATACTAAGGCGAGTTCTACTTGGTGTAATATGTTTGTATATGACAGACTGCGTTACATTATCATCGAGGTAATATCTTTTTTGATGATTGAAATATTGTATGACTTCTGTTGTATCAATGACAACCTTACTAGCATATTCTTTTATATTTGGATTTTCAATTACATCTAATGTTTCTACTAGACTTTTTATAAAATCAGGATGTAGTTTAATTGAAAAATTGATATCTAATTCTATTTCTCTATTGTTGCTAGATTTTATCTTCGTCCCTACTAAATTAATGTCGTAGGCATTGCTTGGATAGTTTAATAAGACTTTACGTAGTAAATTATCTGATTGTTCTTTTACATTACTGTATGTATTAAAGCTAACAAGCCCTAAATCTCCGTCAATATCGGACGATTTTCCGCCAATCAAAATTCGATTCTTAATCTTGCTGGTCGAAACTTTAGAGTCAACTATTACATGCACGCCGTTGCCTTCTGGGTATGAAGAAATAAGTTTATAATCAGTTATATATCCGTCACTATAAGCATATATGTCATTTTTTACTTGAACATAATTCTTTGTATCTCTATCACTTAGCATCAATACACCTACGGCATGTTCGATCGCTTTTACAAATGCGTTATGTTTTGCTTCTGTTTCGGTTTTGCCCCATGCATCGGTTCTAATAAGATCTTCTGCATGGGCTGTAAATGATGCAAATAGCATCACCAACATAACTTTATAGAAAGGCATATATTACCTAAAATAGTGACCTATATTGCTACTTTCTTCCGAATCGTGAGCTGACCAGCGAACAGTAACAGCAACAGTCTTTTTATCTACAACTTTTTCGTCGACGATTTGCGAGCCGCGGATAATCCCGGTAGCCTGACTACGAATATTTTCGATAACAGATCTTACTGTTTCGTTTATGTTTGTTCTATCGGTATCGATACTACTAGAATTTGCAGTAGATGCATCCTCATCGGACTGTTCTGCATTATTTTTCGAATTTCGACGAATAAGGTCGTTTGCCTTTTCGACATTCTTTGTTAATGTATTTGTTACGCGGGAAGATGTAATATCTTGCTTAACGAACCGCACAATTTTATCTAATGCAACATCATGAGCTACACTAAACGCTGTTTCGCGTAAGGCTTCTGTATTGCCATATGCAGGAGCATATCCTGTTGCTTCGATTGCAACAATATTACCTTTGACACAAGTTTTTTCGCTAAAACCTGTAAAATATTTGCAACTCCATTCTACTTTTACACTATTACGAGAAAATGTAGATACAAGTGTTTGATCTTTAGTTGGATCTGCTTTTTCTGCAACAGGTGTTGATGAACAACCAGCCAATGCTGCAATAACAGATAATGTAAGAAAAAGCCGCTTCATTTAAGTCACCTTTAAGTTAATGTAACGCTATTATAGCTATACTGTCTTAAAGGTCAAATATTTGAAGCGGCTTTTTACTTACTCGGCCTGTTCTGCAAGAAACTTTGGCTTGATATGGGAAGAAAGGTACTTACCCTTAGATGGTGCATCAACAAAGCCCTTAAATGTTGCTTCATCGACACCTTTGTAAATATAGGTACCACCGTTGTTAAACTTTACTGCAAGATCGCCTGCTTCGCGAGCATACGATGCAATCATTGTGCTTGTTACAGGTGTAAACTTAACGGATTTATCAATCTTAACCAATGTATTTGTGTTTGTCATAGCGATTCCTATTTAAAAAAAAGTTACAGACTTATTCTTGCAACTTGATCTTATTTTACATTATGTGTGTTAAAAGTCAACTATTCTTAATGCGAAGTGTTTGCTTTAGAAACAAACGAATTTAGCTTTTCCGCTTCTGCAATGATTTCCTCTGTGGTAGGTGCCGTATTGGGTGGTTGCACTCCGTTTTTAGCTTTATGTTGGGCATCTAAAACAGTTTGGGCAAGTTGCAATAATTCGAGTCTAATTTCGTAAGGTGTTTTGCTTGTAGGTTTCATTTTATTTTCTCTTTTGTGTGTTAAATTTTAAACAATAATAGATTGCTTTTTAGGTAGTGCAATGGCAGAGGTACTGGTTTCGTACTGATCAAAGATTTGCTTATTAGGTTTACCTTGAACAATAGGTTTAGGTAAAATAATATCCTCGTCTAGATCTGCCATCATCATAAATGGTGCAAATCGCAATCCTTGACCTGTGTCGACTAAACACAACGGTTTAGATACCGTTAGTGTTGAATCTGTTTCGTTTACTACCTTAGCAATAAACTCTTCTCCGCTGTTTAGTTTAAATACGCCTGTGTAAGGCACTGTCTGTTGTTTTTGTAATAGCATTAAAAGTCATCCCATCCGTTGACTGCTTCAGATCTACTGTATTCTGTTACCTTTGTTTCGAAGAAGTTTTCACGTTTTTCGACATTAAGATATTCATAAGGATTTTTTGTAAATCCTTTATACACTACACCTAAACCAAGCAACTTAGTTCGTTGGTTAGTTAAATATTTTACATAGCCCTCGGTACTTTCTGTTGAAATCCCTAAGATTCTGTCCCCGTAAATTTCTTTACCCCATTCGATCTCTTGTTCGGCAGCTTGCATAATATTATCGAGTAATATTTGCCTGTCTGCTTCATTGTTAAGATCAAAAACTTCACGAACAATGTTAGTAAACATATTCACATGTGTTACTTCATCATTCTCAATGTATTTAATCATCTTAGCAACATTCGCTACCTTGTTACGAGCAGCAAGTTGGTAGAAGAATTGAAACCCATTGTAAAAATAAATAGACTCTAAAGCAAAATCGGCTGCGATAGCGTGCTTAAAATTTTCTAGTGTTCTGTTATCAATGAACTTTTGATATTGTCCTGCAATAAATTTATTACGACGTAACAGTAGTGGATTATCTCTCCAATAATTATAAATTTCTTCTCTCTCAGTGCTTGGAAATAATTCCAATAGCAAATATTGATACGATTGCGAATGAATTAATTCCTGAAATGCTTGAATAGTAAATAGACCATTTATTTCGGGTGCCGTAATATAATCTGCCAAATTAGGCAAATTATTAACTTGCATACTATCTAGTGCAATAAGAAATGACAATGTATTTTTAAATGCCGTCATTTCGTCTTTCGTAAGTTCCTTAATAGTAACTTTGTCGTCAACTAACGAAATCTTTTCAGGAATCCAAAAGTTATTAACCATAATCTTATATAACTTAGGTGCCCATTGGTACTTTACACTATTAAGATTCATGATTCCGGTAGCACTACCGTTGATAATATTTCGTGCTGTTGCGGAATCATCGCCTGTCTCGTTAAATATTTTTTTCTGTTCTAACTGTGTCATATATTTCCTATTTTTAACCGGCACATGCTACGCACGATAAATCTTCTTCGCTTTGTCTTGCGCTGTCTATAGAGGCATTTTTCTTAATTGTTCTAATATAATAAATTGCCTTAATACCTTTGCTGTGGGCATAATGAATCGAATCATATAAATCTTTAGCTTTAAAAGATTCTTTGTTCTGATCAAATATTAACTCCATAGAGCAGCCCGTGTCAATAAATTTTTGCAGTTCAGCCACTACATCGATTATTTCTGTTGCTGTGTGTTTAGGGAATGTTTTTCCATAACCGATAGGATTATCTTTTAAGAATTTAGCAGCAACAACGAGTTTACCGTTTTTATTATCTTCGGAAAAGAATGCATCATACACAGGCAATACACTTGCGCTAGAGTCCATATAGATTGATGTACTTGTGTTAGGTGCAGGACTTGTTAGTTGACTATTTCTTATACCATGCGAATTGATTTCATTTTGCAAATGTTTCCAATCGTACTTACCAGAACCATGTTTTTCAAATTGTTCAACACGATTACCGTTTTTCCATTCGGAATTATCGAATGCCTCAAATGAGCCGAATCTTTTTGCTAATTCTACACTTTGTAATGCAGCATTATATTCAACACATTCAGAAATTTCACGAATATAATCTAAATCACGGAAGTTTAGGTATTCGCGTGCTAGATGATCGTGTAACCCTTGTAAACCAATACCGATTGTGCGATAACGGTCGTTGTGTGCCGATGTAATAGCAT